CTGCATCTTTGGTAAAATGGAGTTGCAAAGACAACATAATCCAAAGAAAGGGCCGCCTGTTACTATGAGTATAGCACACAAACAGCGTTCCATAAACCACAAAGTTGCAATTCTGCCGGCCAAATTTGACAGTACCACCGTGACCAGCCTAGCATCCCTGGCCTACCTTGAGGCATTCAAGCAGAAGATCGGTTTTCGCCAATTGCTTGAGCAAGGCATCACTTATACCAAACGTCACAATGCCTGGTTCAGGCCAGCCGACATCATCGACTTCATGGTTGACGCATCGATTCAGGGTTTGTCCCGGTTCAACCACATGGACGACTTGCGCCGCGACAATGCCTATCTCAAGATCAAGGGGGCTCCCGCCCAGTGAGAAAGTCTGCCGGGATCTGCTGCTCAACCTCCCTGAATCAACTTGTACGGAGATCCGTCGGATCAATAAGAAGATGCTTGAGAAGAAAGCCCAGTCGGAAGGACCTTGCTGTGTAGCCTTGAATGTTGACGATACCGTTTGCACCGTTTACGGTGATCAGGAAGGAAGCGGCATTGGCTACAATCCCACCAAACATGGCCGGGCATCGTTCAAGGAAAAGATCGGGATCCTGGCTTCGACCAACGAAGTGGTCAACCTGACCTTGGAGAACGGCAAGCACCACACCAACTTTGAACTGGAAACGTTCATTCGCAAGTGTCGGCTGCTGTTGCCCAAGGAATGGACCCTGACCCGTGTGCACATTGACAGCGGTGGATTTGACATCGACAACCTGAATTATCTGGACAGCCAGACCCTCGAATTCATCATCAAGTGCAAGAAGTACCGCAGTTTGCAGGTTCTCATCGACCGGATCAACCATCAGGAGCATCTTTACCCTTGGACGGACATCGATGACACATTCAGTGTCAATGAAATTCACTTCCGCTTGCCCAAGTGGGACAAGTGCTACCGATTCATCCTGGTCAGGAAGCCGGCTCCGGTCGATGACAAGAAACAGCAGCGGATGGATATCGATGCGGTGAAGTATTCCTACCAACTGATCGTGACCAACATTGAGGCCATGACCGCGACCGAGATTTTCCATGACTACAACCAGCGCTGCGACATCGAGAATAAGATTGATGAACTCAAGGAAGGATTCGCCTTTGATCAGAACAGCCAGAGAAACAAGAAGTGTAACGAGCTGTTCCTGCTGATCAAGATGCTGGCGTATAATCTGCACAACTGGTTCAAAAGCGCGATCCTGCCTGAAAGCTTTCGCAGCCTCGAGATCAGTTCGATCCGGCGCAAGTTCTACAACCTGGCGGCAAACATCTGTGGGCATGGCCGCTATCAGCATATCCGTTATGCCAATGACCGGCAGATCGAATGGCTGATCAAGGCGATCATCGATCGATTGCGACAATTTTGCATCCAACCTGTCTGACCCTTTCCAATATTTCCCAACTCTCAAAGCAACCGCGACGACGGTTCGCTTTAGGTCCCGTAAAATTGACAATCACCTTCAAAATGGGAATAAAATGAACAGTCAAAACTGTTTTCACCAATATTCAATTGTCAAAGTGCAGTTTTCTGTCCGGTTCTAGTCGGTAAACGCCGACAAATGTGGCCTACAAGCTTATATTGACGGCTACCTGCCGATTACAGTTTCAATAAACTATTACTGACGGTTGATATGTCACCATTACTATTCAATCCAGTCTCCATTGTCTGGCATTTTTCGGCTATGTATACTACAAGTGCAGACAGGAGATAGGAGGAATGGAATAATGATCAATAAAACCGATGTCGGTCACCGTATTGCTTCGCTGCGTAAAAAGCTGGGTCTATCGCAATCAGAATTTGCCGAAAAACTGTCTATCAGTACACAGGCTGTATCAAAATGGGAAACAGGCCAATCCCTGCCCGATATCGAAATTTTACTAAATATATCCTGGATGTGTGATATAACGGTAAATAACTTGCTGGATAATTCATCAAATTTTGTCGATAACGTTCTGCCAGTCGATAGAGGATATCGACGGTTAGGCACTCTCTTTCGTTGTCCGTGTTGCAAAACCGCGTTAAAATTAACAGGCCTCACCGATTGGGTTGGTTATATTTGTGAGCAAGGACATAAATATGAGATAGATGAAAGTGTTGTATATTTTGGGTCACGAGAAATACCAGGGGAGCTTTGGTCTTTATGGTTAAGGAATTATGATCATTACCTGCTGGAGGCCAAGTACCCGGGACTTCCCCGATATCAGGAAGGAGAGGTTCCTGAGCATACCGTAATTTGGAATGAAATCAATGCGATCAAACCGCGCACTATTCTAGACATCGCCAGCGGTACAGGTTGGGGGATAAAACGATATATTGATAGAATAAATTGGCCTTGCACGATAATTCTGACGGATCTCAGCCATCGGATTCTAAAATGGACTCGCCGATTCTTCATGGAAAACCACAATAATCCCTATGTTGACTTATTATTTTTAGCTTGTGACTGTGCCAATATACCTGTTCTAGATAAAAGCATCGATTTGGTTACATCCAGCGCCGGATTCGAAAGCATGCAGGATAAATGGAAGAATGGCTTTTCAGAAGCGTATCGGATACTTAAAGAAGGAGCATTTGCTGTTTATAGTATAGCGCTTGTTGACGATTTCTCAAACTCTGGGACACAAAAATGGTTGCATCTCTGTAAGCAGTTCCACTGCCTTAACGAAAACCAGATCTATGATGTAGCCAAGTGGTCCGCCATTTGTCTTGAAACCGGATATAAGAAAAACAAAATGACAAAAATTTACGGTGAAATGCCGGCGCCCGATTCGGATGAATTTCCATTCGAGAATCAAGTCATGCGCTGGATGGCTGATTATGTTGCTGTTTCGATGAAGGGCTAGAAGGATCGTGTTCGAATTATTGCCTCGAATAGTCTGAAAGGATATACGCACGAATTCAGATCTGCCGTAAAGCTAGTACCTTGTCAACCCTTAAACTGCGGATAAAGATGCTTCAGTTTAATCCTGGCATCATCCGTAGAGAATTGCCAGTCAACACCTTTTTGGATCATATTACGGTCTGACTCCCAGGCCAGCAACTGCTTACTCAATGAGACGATGTCACTGATTCTTCGATTCAAACATTGTGAGGCCATAACACTAAGCTCGATCTCAGCGATGTTCAACCAGCTGCCATGCTTCGGCGTATAATGGATTTCCAGTCTTTTTGCCAACTGTCTCGCCGTTTCTGGGGCAAAGGCTTCATAGAGAGAGGATAGTGAATGCGTATTGAGATTATCCATCACCAATCTGACTTTACTGCAATGGGGATAAACAACATCCAGCAAATGTTGTATTTGCAGAGCACAGTCGACTTTGGTTCGATGTTGCTAGGCGTCAACATGTCGCCATCCAGCCAGAGGTTCTGTGAACAGGAAGATCGAACAGGTGCCATGTCAAATATACTCGTCATCATAGCGGTAAGGTTGACCTGGTTTCATCGGGATCGGTTTGCGTGCATCAGCAGCCAACCCCACGCTGATGCTCGGAGCCATAGCGTCAGCCATTTCCTGGGTCATTCTGCGAGCAGCACTTACAAAAGAGTGCATATTCCGGTCAATGCCATTGGTCATACCATCAAGCATGTGCGGCATCCATTGCTCATAATCGCACAGCGGACCCTCATCAGGCCGGGTGAAATGCAGGAAGTTTTTTCCTGTCAGCCACCGACTTGGCAGCATTAGCGACCTTGGTTTTGGCTGTGCTGATACCGTTAGCAATACCGCTCACCATATCCGAGCCCCAGCTCTTGGCCTTGTTCAAGACGCCTGTCACACCATCGCTGATTGCGCTGCTGATACCAGACACGGCATTGGTGACGAACTGCTTGGCAGTGCTGATGCCATCGCTTAGCCTGTTTATGACATTGCTGCCCCATTCACGAGCCTTGTTTACTACGCCTGTAATACCCTCCGTTTTCTTTCCGGCAATATTTCCAATGGCATTGCCAATGTTACCGATCATATTCGTAACGACCGGGCCGGTGGCACCGGCCAGATCATCAAACTGAGGCGTGTTGGCCACGATGCCAGACTGGAACAGCGCCGACAGTTCCATCGTCCGGTTGATGACATACTGCAGGAACACGGACGGAACGACAACGTTAGAAAGTGAAGTAACAGCCATTTTTAACCCTCCATAATTATTTTAAGCCTGCATGGCTCATGAGCTTTGCTGCCAGATCGGGGCTATCCCTCAAAATCCGGCCTTGCTCGGTCAGATTGAATGATTCCTTTTTCCACGGATTGACAGACGCAGCAGGCTTGTCACCCTGATTTGGGGGGATACCGCTTGTAGGCCCATCCTCAGCAGCTTTGACCCAGTGCGGTTTGCGAGCTTTCACATCCTTGAGCTGGTCATCCAATCCACCGGTGATCTCGCCTATGTCATTCAACACGATTTTGTCCAGATCAAGAGCAGACACAACATCGGCAGGGTCGTAAGCCTCAGTGATCACCTTTAGCGTAACCAGATTTGACTTGCGATTCTTCGCCACTTCCGCAGCATGGCCCTTTTCCAGATCGATGAGCTTGGCCTGAGCTGCGGCCAGATCGGCCTTTAGCTTTTCCGGGTCGCCAGCATCCTTGAGCGGCTTCAACTGATTGGCCGTGTCAGCTGCCAGCTTGTCGGCTGCCGCTTTCTCAGATTTCAGGGTGTCGTATTTGTCGGACGGAACATAGCTGCCATCGTTCCCGATCACAGCATCAATGTCCTTGCCATCCTTCCCCTGTCCCTTGAGCTTCTCTTCCACCTGCTTTGCCAGCTCTTCACCCAGCAATTCCTTGATTCTCGCTGCCAACATATTTGACTCCTTTCTTTCCGGCTGAGTTTTAACGTGTCACCCACCACGCATTGCCGGTGCCAGTTGGTCAGGTACTGGCAGACCATGATTTTGAGCAACAAAAAAGCACAGCGCATGCTGTGCCTTTTTCACGAAAGCAACTACCTTTAAATACTATTCATCCACTTGTGGACCAGTACCCTTCGAGGCGCTGGGTTCATCTGAATTGTCAACTCGATCACCTGCAATATAGTTTTCCCACCCATCTTCAAACGTTGAACAAGGTATAATTTTAATTTCGTCACAGAAGATGATGTTTTTCTTATCAGTAACCTTTTTTACCAATTTTGTTAAACATTCCTCGACTTTTTTAACTTCCTTTCGCATCTCATCCATTTCTGACTGGTAGATCAAGAAACCGCCATAACTACTGAAATTCACAGTAGCTTTTTCTGTACATTTCTTTTTACCGTCAAGTCGTGAATACCTGATGATGAATGTAGCTTCCTTTTGCTTGAATTCATTAATAATGTCGAATGAATTGATGTTAAGCGATAAAACCCACTTCTGGTTTGGAACTACCACAAAATCAGTGTTTAATAATCCTTTAAAATGATTCTGGACTTTTTCTGGTAACTGAGTACAGAAATCATCATTGCATTTAAAGCTGTTAACTCTTGCGGCCACATCGCCAACATTGTTGATAACAATACAAACAAGACTTCCACGCAATACTTCATATGCCACTTGAAGATAGGGTCGCTTTTTTTCTGAACGTTCAATTAAAAGAATAACTATTGCTACCAATGATGCTGCTTGTAAAATGATAGAGCTTATTGAGATTATTAAATCCCAATTCCAAGATTTGATTAAGGCTATAACGAGAAACATTTGACTAAGTGAAATTTCCACTTTTCACCTCCACAACAATACTGAATGTGACGAATTAACGTGTGTAATTATACTACTAACACGAAAACAAAACAATATTAAGCTCAAGAAAAACACGATTTAACGATTTGACATCGGCGTATATGTGCATCGACAAAGCGGATGAACCGGCAGTACCAGCTCAGCCTCATCGATTTTAATGAATCGCCCATCATTAGCCATGCACTCGTCACACGTCCGCTCGTCCTCAGCAACCAGAATCGTCACCTTTTCAATACCGAACTTCCTGTAACCATCAAGCTTCCCCTGATTGATGTAGTGCATGGATTCTGTTCTGATCAAACGCCGTGCATTGAACGCAGAAGCCTCGACACGGTTCTGCAGCTCGTCAGTCATACTGGTTATACTCTGTCCTTTGACAACGCCGCGAATAACCGTCTGACGAGTGTTGCGTACCAGATGATCACGATTCGCCCAGATGCGCTGTGAATAATTCTCACCGGACCACGGATGCTGCAAAATCTTATCCATCGTCTTTGCCGGGATCCGGTCTAACTCAATCCCTCCAATCTTTACTGTTTCCTTGAAAACATCTTGATACAATCCAGAAAACGACTTGTCTGCGAAAGCAATTTCGCCTCTGGCCAGCCGGTCGCAAATGCCCCCAACCTGTTTCATATACTTCATGTACCGGTCGTACTTGTAAAGCTCGGACAGACTCAGCTTGCCGTTGCGGGTGAGTTTGGCATACAGCGAAGCCGCTTCCTTTGCCAGATCATCATACGCATCACGGTACGCAACCAGATACGCAGCCGTTTTCTTTTCAAGGCCGTTATACGCTCTGGCTGCCGCTCTGCGTGATCGTTCATGCCAATACTCAAATCTATCCATCACGCAGCATCACCGCCTGAATCAGAGCTGTCAGCATCGCCTCCACCCCTGCCAATGTCATGCCCTGAATCAAGTCCTGCGACCGTTCATCACGACCACCGAACAGATAGAAAAAGTTGGTTGTACTGCCCTTGCTGATAATAACCAGATTATCGGCTCGCATATCCCGAACCAGATACCCACGCCCACGCAGCATGATCTTGAGCCAAAACAGAACATTTCGCCGGATAGCACAAATCGTCTTGCCGCACATCGCAAGGTTTGACTGGCCTTTTTCCCACTCTCATCGTCACCCCTCCTTGGGCAGACAGCTCTAATGCAAAAAATCAGGACATCTTCTTCGCCGTTCATCTTCCGGTACCGGACTGTGATCCTGCCCCAATCACAGCCTATGCACTTCTTCATCACGTAAACCTCCAATAAAAAAGCACCCGGTCGGGTACTTCCTCAAAAAGCGATGTTGAGTAGTTATTCTTGTATGTCTTTGGGTTTGATTACTTCGATCATATCCTTTGGAATTCTGAATTTACTTACCCGATTTCTATGTGTTTTCATGTACAAATAATAATTAATGTTATCGGCGTTTTTTTTCATAGTAGAAAGTTCTTCGCCATCAATATAACAATGAAATTTATGATATTCCACGCTTTTTGCCTGCAAATTTAATACATGAATTTTGTTTCCATAGAGAACCAAACTGCCTTCAGTTGGTGCGCGATTTTCATATAATCCGATATTGTGATATGTTTTTTCATTAATCATTAACAACTTTATATCTCGACAAGCAAGAGGATAAGATTTGTTGTTTTGCAGATCAACAGATACTTCTATTTCTGCATACTCAGCATTTGAAAAGCTTGTCACAGCTTGCTCTCCGTGATAAACAAACTTTGGGAAAATCGTTAACTTTTGAAAAGATGCAAACAGACAACCCCAATGCTGAGATGTTTGAGATAATATAAAGCCAACAACAACGCCGATGATGGGCATACCATTTTCGAGAACAGTCCACAAATTTTGAACTTCTTGATTTTCCATATGTGAAACCTCGCTATGCAATAATGCTTATTATCGCATAACCGCTGTCTTTACGCACAAAAATAAACACAAAACCCCGGGAGCAATTCCGGAGCCTTGTGTATCGATAAAGGAGGACATGACGTGAACCCAGCCTATTCACACTGCCACAATATCACATATGCAGGGGCCAAACGGTTCCGTCTTTTCAAATCAAAGGATTGTTTGCCCTCTTATCCCGGTTTCTTATTATTGACCTGCTCAATTGCTCATTCCGCTTGCCATATCTGGCATTGTACTCGTGATCGCACCATTCCAGATTAGCGGCATGTTTGTTGCTGGGGTTCTCGTCCTTGTGATTCATGATCGGCAGCCCGTCAGGATTGGGAATGAAAGCCATCCCGACCAGCCGATGCACCCTATGCTTTTTTCGATGCCATCCTTTACCAGCCTGACACTGCAATAACCCCACCAGTTTGGTTTCGCCTTCAACCTCGCCCGCACATAATACGGCTTCTGCCCCTTGCGATAGATATACCGGGCCAGCTGGTCAACCTTGCCGGTGTTACTGACCTCGTATAATCCCTCGTAACCCGGAACAGGCTTCCACAGCTCAATCATTTCTCCGCCTCCATCATCCGGGCATACTCGCACAGCCCCTTGTAGTGCATGCAAACAAATCCAAACGGCTTGCTGCGCGACTTCAATACCTTTGGTTACCTATTTGAATCGATGTGCATCAGAGATCTGCGCATCTATGCGCAAGGGCTTGACGGAGAGATTTGCCATTATTGCGATGAATCCGGCCTCGAAGCTGATGCAATTATAACCCTGCCTGACGGTCGATGGGGAGCTGTTGGAATAAAAATGGGACAACGGCAAGTTGATGAAGCTACCAATAACCTGTTGAAATTGCGGGAACTCTTTTTCATCTTGTATCTGCACGACGCGTTGGATACAATTTCACGATTTGCCTTGGGAGTGTGCATCTTTGCACGATTACATCGATCTGGCAAGAACGCAGGAATAATCAAATAATGAATTCCGGAATAATGAATAAAATCTGGAATTCATCATTTATAAAAACTACATTCCTATATAATAGAAAGAGTGGATGAAGAAAATCCACTTTGCTCTAGGATAGTATTGTTTTGATGAAGTCGTCTATTCATAACAAAGGCGGTTGTATATATGGAGCTACATACACAAGACTTAGATTTACGAACGGTCACGGCTGACAATATCGAAGAAGTCGCAAGAATGTGGGAGTTTGAAAAAGGCGTTATTCCATTGGACGAAGCACAAAAGGCTATTGAATATATGCAAAATAATCACAATAAGAATAAGACGGGTCAGATATATCACTTGTGTTTTGCGATATTCGAAAAAGGTAAAAACATAATCATTGGATGGTGCGGTCTTGATGGAAAGGAAACAGGAAAGCTGCATATCTTTTATTTGGTTGACGCCAATTACAGAAATAGGGGTTATGCTACTCAATGCGCTACAAAACTCCTTTCATACGCATTTGACGATGCGCGTGTTCCTTTTGTGAATGGCGGCTGTAACAAGGATAATATTGCGTCATACAAGGTCATGGAGAAAATTGGGATGAAACAAAACGCTTTTGAAGATAATGGTGATCCTCTGTTCTTTATTGACAGCGGTATGTATCACAGGATCTAGAAGATTGAATATTGTATGGATTATAGGAAGTGCATTTTTGCACAATAGCCTTGAGGTGCGTGCATAATTTGCGATTCGGGTGCAAACCGGCCGTTTTCAGCGAATTTCGCCCGCAAAAAAGGTATGACCGCTAAAACCCCGAAAGTCCCTGAAATAAAAGGACTCCAGCATTGTATCAATACTGGAGTCCTTTTGTGGAGCCTTTAATCGGAATTGAACCGATCACTCATCCTTACCATGGATGCTATTTGCGGACGGATAACCTTCGCCATACGGCGTCGCTGGTCCGGTTCTGCGGTGCTCACGTGCCATAGCACGCTGCGCTCCTCGCCCGTCCCGCTCCTGGTCTGACTCGGTTCTGCGCCCGCAAACCCGCCTGCTGACGCAGCCGGGAGCGCATCCATGGTAGGGCGGGGACACGAGCACGGTTCTGGCTAAACACTGCAAGATGCAAAAGAGCTCCCTTGCGGGAACTCTTTTGCATCTTGGAGCCTTTAATCGGAATTGAACCGATGACCTCATCCTTACCATGGCTCGGGTGCCGGTTTTGAAACGCCCTGTTGCCAATGGTTACAGCCGCAACGCCCGATTTGCTGTTGACAATCGGCAGGCATCAATATGCAGACGATGGCAGAAAAAGGCAGTCTTTGGCAACGGATTGTCAACATGGGATTCTACCTCGGCCCGAGAAATTTATCTCCATTCATGTGAATCATATGGTCTGGATCGGCAGCAATCCAGACCTCCGTTTCCCACGCCAGTTCAGGGATGAATTTCTTAAATGTGTCTTTGCTTAAGAAAGCAGTCACAAAGATTTTTCCGGCCCGGACATCCTTGGTCATGGACTGGATATCCCTTATTCGTTTCGCGTCCATTGGACCAGACGACGTGACTGATTCAATGAAAAATAGCCAGTTCTTTTCCTCTTGATATAAGACGACGTCCGGCATTTTATCATGAAGCGTTATTTCAAACCCGAGAGCTGTCAGCATCACAACATTTTTGATTAGGTCTTTGACGATCGTATCGCCTACATAAAGACACATGCTGCCGGGTGCGAAGCGCGGTGCAAACTCCTCAAGTATTGCCTTTTGAAGTTCATTATGCTTACCCGGTGAAAATGTTAATTCGGCTCCGTTTATGAGGACTGGCATTTTCTGCATTTCTTTTTTCGATCTATATAGATCTATTAATCGGGCATGCCTTGATTGAAAGCCAGAAAGCGCTTGTTCCCAAGTTGGAGTTGAAAAGGTGCGGATTAAGCCTAATGCTTCTTGGGTAATCCTGTATCGGTAATTTGGGGAGTTTGTCGCTTTGCCATTATCTTCTATCAGGGCAGCGTTACGGAAATGATGAAGAGCTTGCTTTCTAAAAGTTTCTCGTGAATTTTCTGCATACGCAATCCCATAATTCTCGCGAATAAAAACAATAATGTCATGGATACGAATCCAGTTAGACGATGCAGTGATCCAAGGCGATGTCTCTTTGACGTCAGCCATGGCCAGTAAGGTATAGCCGCAAATATCACTTTGCTGAGCGGCAGGCATACCGATAAGCCGCAATGCCTGTTTTGATTCTGTTAATTTTGGCATAATGCATCCTCCAAGATTCTATCGCAAGTTCCTACTAACAGATCGCCAGCATACATTAGCTTTCTGCCCATGCTTATAATAACACTTTTACTTGGCACCGGCATTTGGTTAATCTCCGTAGAATTTACCTGTGTCGATCCATTAAGCATTCTGTAATATAGATCATAAATCGATGAGTTCATCAAGGTATAAAGACCATATGCCATTAGCTTTGATAAGCCATTTCCGTCTTGCGAATCTATGAAATTGATTTTATTTTGAGTGCTAATCGCTTTATATTCAGGCAGCGATTCCGACAAGTATATGCCTGCTTGAAGCCTTCGCTTTTCCTCTTTTGCTGTAAACCGCTTAACAAAAATATAGTTTTTGTTTTTTTGGATTAATCCGCTTCGTTCAGTCGCAATATACTGGATATCTCGATCGCATGGAAAAATAACACTTCCACTTTGAATATGCTGCGCATAAAATAAAGGAACCGCATTTTCTTCTGGCTTACTTCGAAGTAAATCTCTGCAACGGAAATCGACGGTCAATCCAGTTTTCATTTTACAGCCAACAGAAAATAGGGTGTCGTCCAGATTATTGAGCAAAGCTAAAGTCATTAATTCTTCATCGCTTGTGACTAAAAAAACATAATATTCGTGCTTTGAAACAATCGCAGAGTAGGGAGCGATTATTTGCGTGACATTGTGGAAATCTGAATTGCTATGGGATGATGAGACTAATATGCTTTCGGCAGGGTTTTTTTGTTTTTTAATTCGAATGATAATCGTTTCCTGCAAAACGCTTTCTTTTTCAAATACCTTATCCCGGCTAACAAACAAGTGTATGTTTAGCAGTTTCCCGTTGGTCAACAAATATTTTCTAAATGATTTAAAGTATGCACCTGATGTCCATGAACGAGGGATAATGTAAACCATCTCCCCACCATCACGTAGGTTGAACAGGCTCATTGCCGTAAAGAGAAAATACATATTAGGAGCGCCATGGCATACCGCTGGCATAGCAAGCGCTTCTCGAGCATCCCGGGCTATCTTCATATAAGGCGGATTTCCAATAACAAGATCGTATTTTGCAGGCTTCTCATTCGCCATAAAAGAACCATTAAAATCATCGGATTGGCTGGTAATATAGTTTTCAGTTTTAACTTCATATTCGACAGGGATACGCGACATCGACTTGATACTTTCGAGATTGTTTTGCAAAACCTTGACTGTCGATTCCGAGTTCTCATAGCAGGTGATTTTAATCTTTTCTATCCACTTAAGATCCTGCATTTTCTCAACAAGCGCCGCGGTTAAAATCCCCGTCCCGGCTCCCGGGTCAAGAACAGAGATGCATTTTTGTTTCGGAATTTCAAATAGATCGGCCATAAAAAGGGCGGTTTCTTTAGACGTAAAAAATTGACCGATCTTTTTTCGGTCTGCCTTGCCGTTATTCGAGATATATTTCTCTGTTTGAGCAACTATATAATCAAGCATACAATCCTCGCTTACCAATCACCATATAATAAATAAAGTACAATACTTTTCAATAATTGACCAGAGGGAATTGGCCGGGGATGGTACTTCCCCGGCCATCTTCATATAATTGGCTCGCCCTTGTCTTTTTGCTGTCGGTAATAGTTCATTAGCATTACAATGTCTCCGGGCGCAATTTCGCATTCATAATCTACCAGCCCGGACGCGGCGTTATAGGTAGTATAAATGATGGGCTGATCGGTGTCGTGCTGGGTCAGCTGCATGATACGGCCATTATTGATGTTCATCTCGATTGCGTTAATGTTTGGATTTCGCATTTTGCACCTCCTGCCGGGGAGCCGCCCCGGCTCGGTTTATTATTTCGCTTTCAATACGCTGTAATCGTCTGTGTCTATCCATTCATCAAATGATTCTGGTGTTGCTTTCTTTTCAATATTATCCATGAGCCAGCCTCTTACCATGTATAACTCCGGGCTGTTTTCTGTTACATCGGTTTGCTTCATCAACTCGATTGCTTTTTCCAGTGGGTAGTTAAAGTCCATGCCTGTTCCTTTCTGTTATTAAATGTTTTGTACGCGACGGCCTGTACACTCCCAATAAGTAACATTTATTTTATAGCCTTCATTCTCCGGGAATTTGAGTTTAAATACCTCTAGGATATCTGCAGCAGCGCCAATGGTCTTTGCTGATCTTTGCGCCGTGGCAAAAAAATGTTTTCCGTTCTTACTGACGTTGATCTCACAATAACTTTCCATGATTGTTTCCTTTCTGCCGGGGATCAAAGCCCCGATTCGGCCTGCTTGTCAATCCATGCTTGCGCCGCTTCTCTTGATTCAAACTCAAAGCAAATGCCCGTTTCATTGATCGGAGCTGCTATAACGTAAAATCTGCTCGGAACATAAAACCTTGATAAATCTTCTTTTATAATTTGATACTTCATCCTGTGCGCTCCCCTTTCCTGCGGAGGTCTGACCGCCTCCGCTCGGCTGTGTGGTTTATGCCTTTGTGATTTTGATGCAGTCTACATTTCCGATGTAGTCGGTGGCTTCCAGTATGATGGTATCTTTGGTCTGGCTTGCTACTGTGAAGCGGCGGAGTATGTGCTTTGTGTTATTGAGGGCTTCGCAGATCTTCTTGCCGTTGAAAGGCTGTCCGTTTATTATTTCGATGAAAAGTTTCTTTGAGTATTCATACCCTTCGCCGTTGCTGTAGATGTAGTTTGAAAGGCTCATCGGAATGCGGTTTTCTTTTCCGTATGCTCTTATCTTTGTCATTTTCGTGTTCCTCCGTTTGTTTTTTTGTTCTTTACTATGGTCATATATTACTATGAACCACTAAACAAAGAAACTATAAACAACTAAAATAATCAACAAAGATAGTTGTTAGATGTGTCACATGGTGCATCAGTATAGATATCTGATCTGCGCCCGGTAAAAGGCGTCATCGCCGGTCGAATCAACGGTGGCCTGCCGCAGGGCGTCTAAATCAAGCCCGGCGGTTTTATAACCCTCTCGGATGACCGCATAGTAATATGGGCTTGGCTGGGCCAGCGGACGGCCCTCGTTCATGATGTAGACCATGGCGGTCATGGCGGTGCCGTCAATATCAACGCCGATCTTTTCTTTTCGGTACAGGATCGGCCAGCCCTCGTATCGGTCAAGCGCGGCTTCATCTTGCTTTGTTATTTCCCACACCAGTACCGGCACCCTGCCGCCTAAGAACGGCTCTATCGTAGCCACAGCGCCCTCGTGTGGGCCGCGGAACAGCAGCCGATAGTCCTTTACCGTACCAGCTCCGACAATGCGAGCTGTCGGGCACCGGTAGGCCATCTGGTCAAGATTCAGGTTTGATCCGTATGCGATATAAAGTATCTTTTTCATGTTCGTGTTTCCTTTCATTTATAAGGGCCAAGGGCGGCTTACGCCACCCTGTGCCTCCAAGCCGCCGAGCCGCTCAGGTGGGCGGTCAGGTGTTCGCGGCAGTTTGCGAATTCTTCGCCTATGAAGCCGATCCGGTTCAGGTATGTTCTCATGGAAAACTTCTCGTTTTCGGTTTGCGGTTGTTTCGCGCTTGCGCTTCTTTGTGTCAGGGCCTGATGGTTCAGGGCGAGGGCCAGTACAATGTAGCTTCTTATTTTACCGGCGTGCAGTTCGCTGTTGAAGCCTCTTAGCTCTACTGTATGGTGGCCGGTGAAAAAGCTGTGCAGGTTCAGGAAATGGTATCGGCTGTTGTGGTAATGCCTGCTCCGGCTTTCGTAATATCCCTCGTACCAAGCGTCCTCGATCTGCTGGAAGTTGGTGGGCTTTATCTTGTTGAGCCTTTCTACCAGCTGGCTGTCCATCTTTTTGCAAAAGCACATCCGGGCCGGGTCTATCTGCAAGGCTTTGTAGAAAAGGTCGTTCTTGCTTGCGATGATGTTTACGAAGTTCCTGATGCTTCGCGGCGTATGGCTCGCGCCGTCGAGATGTATATGTATGCCGCAGGTGCTATTCGTAAAGGCTCCGGCTTTCCGCAGGCTCCGTACCAGCTCCTGCAGGGTTTCGATGTCCTCGCGGTATGTCAGGATCGGGCTTACCAGCTCGACGCTGTATTGGCTGTCTGCTCTTACCTTACGCCCGGCGGCTTTTCTTTCGGTTTTGATGCTTCCGTCGCTCATGATCTTCCAAATCCGGCCGTCCGGCGCGATAACCTTGTGTGTATCGTAGTAATCGCGTGAGGTCTCTACTCTGCCGTTCAGGTGTTCGGCCGTTACCCTTGCCGCTGCGCTTCTTGTGATCCCGGTAAACTCGATCTCGATTCCGTATTTGTGTGTTAGCATGTTCGTGTCCTCCGTCGTTTTTGTTGTTTAGCTTGTAACTACATACTACTAAAAAGAACCACACTAAGCAACTAATAACTACTAAAAAGATTAGACAAATGTGATTGTTGAACATGCACACAAGGAAAGAACCCCTGTTCTTTTTATCGATCAGGGGTTCCCGGGCTGGCCTTGTTTCATATCTGCTCGATGTCGCGAATCAGCTCGCTTAGCAGTTTTATTTTGGCCAGAAGCTCTTTGCTTTCCTGCGCGTATGCGGCGATCCGTACATAGTCGTGTTCATATTCGGCTCCGGCTATATGGCGCTGCATCTGCTCTTTGTTTGCATCAACCGTTTTTTGCATTTCAGCGATGTCCCGGCGGTATGATTTGAGTATAAATTCTTTGTTATTCATGGTTTTGGCTCCTTTTCTCTTGCTCAGTTATATTTTTTGATCAGCTTGTTATATACGGCTTTTACGTCTGCGCCCTTAGGCTCGATATCCCATTCTCTGTCGTAGTTGGCTACTATTCTGCCGTCTTTCCTGATTTCCAGTTTTGAAATCCTGCCCTCTTCGATTCCGTATATTGAAGTCTCTTCGTAGTGTTTTACCGCGTATGCGTATCCGTTTATTTTTCCCTTTGTCCACATGTTTTTGTCCTCCGTCGTTTTGTTTTTTTATTGTGTGTCTATACTACTATGGACAACTAATAAAAGCAACTAATATCACTAATATTTATTTGAATTGACACATGCGACAAATGCCAGGATAACCGGTTGTCTACAAGCAATAAAAAAAAGCCCCCGACCGGTTAAGGCCGAGGGCTGTGTGGTGTATATTTTCGGATCAGTATTTGTCGATGATCTTTTTCGCCGTCGCGATCTGCTTCAGGTCTTTTTCGAGCAGATTTTTTATGCCGGTGACATCATCAAGCTTGGCCTGCAGGCTGGCGGCCTTTGCTGCGAGCGTTTTCGTTTGTGCTTCCAGCCGCTCCGCTTCGGCCTGTACGGCTTCCAGCGCGTCGGCCGATACATTTCCCTGTTTGGCTTTTAGGGCGGCCACAGCGGCCTTGTACACGCCAGAATCAACGACGGTTTCGGTTGCGGTCGTATAGGACATCCCATTATCCTTTTTAAATTGAATGGTATTCTTGGCTGTAGCCGGGCCAAAGGACTCGTCCACGCCATCGCCATTCGGGCCATACGAGCCGAGGTCATACCCCAGCGCGACCAGAATTGTCTGCCAAAGGCCGGTCGCGACCAGTCCTTTTGGCACGCCTTGATAAATTTTCTCCATAAAAACATCCTCCGAATAATCAACATATGGTACCTGCCCCCAGCTCGTCCACGGCCGATCTTTAAGCCGTGTAACCACCACGCCGTAATCAACGCCTCTGGCTTCAATTACCTCGCCGCCGCCGATATATACCCCGATGTGGCCGTTAAAATGAACGAACAGCCCGGGGATATCCGGCATGGTTGCGATGTTGCCTTTGACAGTAGCAAGGGCCAGCGTTCCGTTGGCAGACTTGTCGGCCCGGCCGAGGTACTTATAAGTGATCTTGCCGGAATCGTCTGTCCAATAGGCACCCTTAATCAGGCCGATGCAGTCACCGGCATATTTACCGATCCACTTGCGCGAGCGCTGAATATAATTTGCGCTGTACTGGCCCGGGAATTGTTTTGCTTTCGCTTGGATATATGCCTCTGTAATCAGCCGGTCAAAATACGCGCCGTAGATGTATCCCTGACCGACTCGCGATTTTATTCGCTGTAAAAACAGCTGGCGGTCAAGAAGCTGTGCCATCCTCGTCCTCCGTTTCATCTTCGATCAGCGGCAGGGAAGTATTAGCCGCGTCGATCTTCGCCTCCGCTCCCATATAGGCCACGCACGCGCCCACAGCCGTTATGATGCCGGTTACCTGTGCGACGGTGGCCTCAGATACCAAGCCGGTCAGCACCGATACCGCAAGCGCTGCAATAAGCGCCCAGAACTTTCTGCTGCTGAGTTTCCTTTTCCAATCAATCTTCATAATCGATCAACCTCCGTTCAATGCCATCGATCCGGTTATGCGCAGATTTCACATCGCGCTCAACCACAGCGATCCGCTCGCCTCTGGAAGAGCACAGCGATTGCTGCGTTACCTGCGACAAAACAATGCCCTCCACTTTTTTCTCAATGTTATCCAGCTTCGTTGCTATGACACCTCGCTCTTTTGCCATGCCCTCGGCGTTCTTTATCCGGGCATAAAAGAAACCCATGCCGGTGAACCCGAGTCCGATGATTGAAAGCAAAACGCCAAAGGCCCATGTTGGAACAAACACGCTAATTGCCACCCCCCTGATGCCATGAAAAAACCGCCCGGGCAGGCGGCTAATTAATGCATTTATTGTGCTTCTGGCAGGTCGTTATTCTGCCGATTCAGGCTCCGGCTCTTTTTCTGCTTTCGCCGCTGGCTCAATCTTTACTAAGTTTTGCTGCACCGCAGCTATCAGCTGAGCCACCTCGTTATATGGCTTTGTAGCCAGATACTGCAAGATGCCGTTGATAATTTCCTCGGTCAAACTATACCTCTGCTGTTTTTGAACTTCACTCATTTTGTAACCTCGCTTTCGACTATTTGATCTGTTTCTATCTCATCGGTGGTTGTCACCGTTTCGACCGTTTCCTTTTCTTTCACTGGCTCAAGCACATCGACCGCATCCTTGAAGTTTGCTGATTTGGAATGGATGTAATCGTATATAGCTTTAACCTCATTATTACCGTCTGAGCTTATCTTTTCTGTCGAGAAAAACGAATCGTAATCTGTCCAGATACATCGCTCCGGCCTCACCATAATAGGGTCTGCACCGTTTTCGTATTCCTCTCGGCTTGGATAGCCATACATCCGGCAATCAACAAATTTTAGCTTGCGATCAACCCGATAATATCCGACGTTCCAATAGCCAGCTTTGATACCCTTATTATCCGTGATCTCTTTTTGCAGCCCCATTTACGCCACCTCCTTCATGCTTGCCAGCTCCATTTCGAGCTGCTCAATCTTCTGCTGCATCTTCTGTACTGCTGCCAGTGTCATAGCCGTGAAGCTATAAACATCAATCGACTTCTGATCTGCTCCATAGCTGTCCACATTCAGAACCTCAAGTGGCGAATCTTCAACCAGAACACCGAGCTGAATATCCTCTTTGTCCTTGTGCCGATACGCATAGACAGGCATGTTTTTAATCAGGTCATACGCTTCATCGCAATCAAACGGTCGCAGATTTTCCTTGAACTCAAGCGATGAACTGTTCACCCAAGACGAGCAATAACCACGGTAAAATTTGTAATATGAATCTGCCCCAATATAGCCCCAGCCACCTGTATGGCTTGGTCGTAGCGTAGGCTCACCGCCCTGACTACCTGTGCCCATAGCATCCATTACGAAAAACTTACCAGATGCCGGATGATCAACAAGCAGTGATATTGTACCGTCATAACCCAAGCCGAGCGAGTATTTCCCACTTGGTTTGAGTATCAGATTGCAGTTGCTGGTTGTGATAATTTCTCTTGCACCATAGCTTGGCCCATTAAGGGTAAGGTCGCCAACCATAGTTGCACCTTTGTTGTAATAAAATTGAGCTCTATCCGTGTATATATGTGCAGCACCAGTATTTGCTGGCCCAAAATCAATATATCCATGGCTTGTTTGTGATCTTGTCCATGTACCACTATTCAATGTTGAGTGATTGTGGCTTGCAGCAGCAGCATACGACGTATAATTTCCACTATGCAAAATCGTGCGGACTGGCCCCCAGCTTGTTGCATCATAATTCTGACGAGCAAACCCGATAAACTCTGATGTTTTCCCCATTATAAGAGCATTACTTGCTTTGACATCGCCACCAGTGTAAGTGCTTATCCATAAAACATCATTCCATGAACCTCCACCACCACCAAGGTTGGAATAACTTAACATTTGAGCTTTTAACTTGCCTGCTCCAAACCAATT